GAGAAATCAATACTGGGTCCCAAGTGCCGATTGAACCAGTGTTCGCACCAGCAGGAGCCGCTTCTGAAAGAAAACCTTGTTCTTGTGCACGAGCTTCGCTCATTGCACGTTCTTGGTTTTCTAGGATTGCTGCAGTAACAGCTTTACGGTGGTTATCTTTGATTTCACCAGCCGCACCTTCGTTTAGTACAGGAGACCACTTCTCCATTAACTTATCGTAAGATTGATTCATTTTTTGAATTCCTTATTTAGAATGTTTTTGGATTGCTTTGAGGTACGTTTCCATGATGCTTGATACTTCTACTTCTTGTGCGTCAGCATCTTCGGTAACTTCTTGTACTTCTTCTGCGATTTGTTTTGAGAAGTATGATTCTTTGATAGTCTCTACTTTGGTAGCGAAATCGCCATCAAATTCTACAGACTCAACCAGTTCTTTCAACTTCTCTGCTTGGGTTTCTGCAAGACCTTTTGCAGCTTCAGCAATGATTGCATCACGCTTGTACTGTTCAAGTTCTTCAGATAGTTTGATTGCATCACCAGTCTGTGCGTTCAGTTTTTCTTCCAGCTCAGATACTTGTTCTGCTAATTCATCAACTAGGTCTACCTTTGATTCAGGTACTTCGATGTAAGATTCAACAAACAGGTCTTTCATTTTGCCCATGAAACCTTCTGCAATTTCAGTACGGAGACCGTTCTGGATTGCAACCTTGTTTTCTTCCATCCAAGATTCAACTACGTAGTTTAGGTAACTGTCTACTTTCTCTACAAGGTCAGACTTGATAGAAGATACTTCTTCTGCCAATTCGTTCTTGTAAGATTCTTCTAGACGAGAAACTTCTTCAGATAGTTTAGACTTAACAGCTGCTTCGAAGATTACCGCAGTCTTCTCTTTGAACTCTTCAGACAGAGTTGCCTCTGACTCTACAAGTGCATCAAGTTGTGCAGTAGTATCAATGTCTTCAGAAACGACTTCTTCAGAAACCTCAACTTCTTCACCCATCATCGCTTTGTATGATGCGCTCAGTTGGTCTTTCTTCATGCCGTTCATTTTCTGATACATTGCATTAATCATCGCCGCCTTGGTCTTAGGTAGAGCTGCCTTCTTAGTCGCATCAGCCGCCTTGTCAACCGAAGCAATTGCTTCCGGTTCACTGACTTGCTGTGCGTCTACGGCACCACCTTTACCTTTCGGTTCAGATGCTTCGTCAAGAGTTTCCTCCACGATTTCGTTATCAATTTCGTCGTGAAGTTCAACTTGACTTTCGTTTACGTTATCAGTCATGATGACTCCTTACATGTTGGATTTGATTAACGAGAGGAAATTCTTAAACTCCCTAATCTGTACTTCTGGACGTACAGACTTTGGTGCTGTTTTAATTTCAGTCTCCATCTCTTCAATGACTTGAGGTTCAAGAATGCCGTTATTCCATACCCAGTCTACACCTTCCATAATTCCATTAACGAAAGCATCAGGTGCGCTAGGGTCTTGCACGATATCGACCGTGTTTAGAATAAAGTCGTCTTTGACGTACATTACACCATTTCTTGATTCAAGACTTCCCATACCACGAGTTGACACGCCTAGTTGAACACCACCCTCAAGCAGACCTTTAACAATCTTACCCATAGGAGTATCCAAAATTTGTGCCTTTCCTACCACATTATTGCCTTCAAATTTGAGGTCAGTAATGAGGTGAGAAACCTTATCTAGGTTAACAGTTGGCCCTTCGGGGTGGTTCAATTCACCCACGGCACGTTTTTTGTTAACCTGTTCTTCAACGTACTTGTTTACCGCAGACTCCATAATCTGTTTAGGGTAAACACGTCCGTTTCTATTCTTTTGGTCGGCTTGAGCAAATACACCTTCAATGACGTATTGCTTTTCGCCATTCTCTTTTTTCTCTACAATGCATTGTACATTGTTTTCATTGTATTCGCTAATCAGTTTCATTAACTTAATTCCTTTATGACCGTGTTGGCAGTTTTTTCTGCCTCTGACTTAGACTTGAATGTATCCAGAAAGTCTCCGTCAATATAAACCGAGAAACCCTTGTTGTCTTTAATAATCTTCATGGAGATTCGTTTTATTTTTTTATCAACGACGACTTCACCTTTGGGTGACTTCTTCTCTCTGAGTTGTGAAAAAGATTTCATTGAGTTTCCTTTTTTGTAGTATTATTTATACAAAATTAAATTTGGGTTACGAAATTATTACTCTTCGGGTTCGTCTTCGCCCGCATCCAAGTCATCGTCTTCTACGTCTAAGTCGATAAACTCTTCAATCTCTTCATCCGAGATTTCGATATCATCTTCATCATCTTCCAATTCTGGTTCATTGAAGATTTGAGATGCAACATTAACCTTTTCTGCATCTAATGCATCTTGGATTCGATTAGACATTTCGTCACCAAACATCTCTGCAGCTGCATTAAAATTCTGGTCTGCAATAGCATCTAGTAAATTGTTAATCGCTTCATTGTCACTCATATTAAACTCCTAAATCGTCTTCGTCGTCTCCGCCTTTCTCATTCTCGGATTCAACTTGGTCTTTCATCTGTTCAATGTCTTCGTCAGACATTCTCATTACGTTTTTCATTACCCACTCACGTGAGAAGTATTCGCCAACATACTGTGATACTTGGTCAAGTGTTTGCAAACGTTCACGCAGAACTTCAGTTTCCTTCATCTCTGCGAAGTGGTTATCTTTTATATAGTCAACCTGAATTTCGTTCTTCCACAAGTTCCAATCTTGTTCTGTACAGATACCTTTCAACAAACACTGTTTCTTCAGGATACCGAGGAATAACATAGAGAATCTGTTACGTAGACGGTCAATAAACTTCTGGAATTTTACTTCGTCACGACCAATCTCTGTTGTACGTCCCAACGAGAATTGAGCTTCCTGTTCAAGACGACTCATCGGTACGTTCAGTGAACGGTATACACGCTTCTGGAAATAGATAATGTCGTCAATCTGACCAAGGTTCTCACCCCCAGGCAGGGTACTAATCTCAGTACCACGACCACCTTCTCTACGAGGTAACCAGAAGTCCTCTAACATAGACATGTGTTTTCTATCGTCTTTGAGTTCACCTGTTGTCGCATCATAAACTAACTTGTTACGATAACGAGACATGATATCTTTCATATGTTGTTCTGCTTTACCGGCAGGTAAGTTACCGACATCAATGTAAAAGATACGTCTTTCAGGAGCACGTGACAGACGATACACTACCAACGAGTCTTCCATCATACGGAGTTGGTTGATAGGTTTAATTGCTTTGTGTAGATAAGATACTACACGTTTTCTTGAAGGGTCAAGTAGACCCGAAGTTACATATGAAATAGAATCAGGACTTAATTTAATCCCTTGGTTACTGCCAGATTTTTCTTGGTAAATGTAGAATTCATTTACTTTGTCTACAATCTTGGCACCTGTCGCTGCATCTTTTTTATATACAACCTCTTTTACTTTACGGATTTTAGATGAATCGATAGGACGAATCTCTTGGATACCCGCTTTGAGGTTTGAGTTGTTCACGACTAAGTGATGATACAAACGACCATCAACATACCATGAACGGAAAATATCATGACCTAAGTCTGTAAAGTTCATCATCGAAACGATGTTGTTGAACTCTTCGGTCAAGGTCTTTTTAATTTTATCAGAAGTTTCTACTTTGTCAAGGTTCAATTCAACAGAAGATTCTAGTTCAGAAGTAACGATAGATTCGTTAACAATATCTTCGATTGCGGCATCAACTTCGGGATGTTGTGCAACACCACGATATTTCATAATCAGTTGACCACTATCTTTCGCATCATCCCCATTCATGTCTAGGTATTGACCGAAATGTGCACCACTGGCAGTTACATACCCAGCACCATCGTCATCCGTCTTCGGAACGATAGAAGGTAGTTTGGGATTTTCACTGTTGGGGTCTTTTGCGTTTGTTTTACGCAATTCGAACCCGAATAATTTAAGAATACTATTATCTGCCATTTAAACCTCGATTTATATTATAAAAGGAGAGAGGGCAACCT